CAAGATGATACTCATGCGGTGGAGATCATCAACTGTGTAATCACCATTAGCTGCGAGCTCAATCATAATCCTGCCAGAAGCCATATTCACGGAAGCTGGCATGCGCAAATCATATTTAGAGTAATCACCATCAAATGCGTTTGAAAAACGTTCAATCTTTGCTTGAACTGCCTCCCAATCGGAAGAAAGGGGGTCCATACCAACAGCACACTCGCTGGTGCTAGCCAACATCTGAATGAGACGACAAATAGGACTGAAATACATCCTGCACAATATGGTGAGACTAATCTCGCTCACCTGAAACAAGCGCACTTTAGATTTGTCAGTTGGAGTGGGTTCATCCTTGGGAACCGCGGTAAACACCCATCCAACTTCTTCACCTCGGTCGATGCGAGCAAGACAATCATCAACATCTTTCCACACCTCTGGAACGAAATCTCGAACCACATGGCCATTCTGGTCGTAAGTTTCGGTAACCCATTGACTTTTGTTGCCCTTGTAGCGTAATCCCATCGAAGTTTGAAAGTTCATTTGATCTATGAACCTAACACCCTCTATTCCATTTAGAGTTTCCTTCCTAGTGAGAGGACGGAGAGTTTTGCGCAGATATGGTGGGATAGTTTTGAAACCAGAGAGATAATCGGTCACAGCCCAATGTATATCTTCAATGGGTGGACCTGGTGCGCCTTCAAACGAATGTTCTGCAGATTTACTCCACATTGAACGCCCAAAATGAGGTTTACCAAAAGATTTCTCTTGATATATTTCCGCAATATCTTCAGCGATGATGGTTGGAATGACTTTTGATTTATAAAAACCCTGTTGACACTTATCACCCAAAAGTACGCCTCCTTGGTTTACGAGCTCTACAAGGGCAGGTTCAACCTGTACCTTGGGCTCTTCTTCCCAAGCGCGTCGTTCAACAACTTGTTTATATATCTTGCCTTCAGCAGCTTCTGGAGCCCTCTCGAAAAGTGGGCCATAATCTGCACGACAAAGTTGTGG